AAAAAAAAGAGTTGATAAATAAAACATTGTTTTTTATAAAGATAGTGTAAATTAGAGGGCAAAAGCATGAAAAGTAAAGCGGTTAAGTCTGCGAACAAATCTAAGACAATGAAAGAAGCTAAGGTTACATATACTTCAAGATATAACGATAGCACAGATTCTAAAACAATGAAGAAAGCTAAAACTACATATCCTGACAGATATAAATAAACGATAGTGCCTCCAAGCGAGGCATTTTCATACATTCATTTTAGGAGAGCTATGCTTACACCTACAGGTACATTTCATACTCATATCAAGCAAGATGAGAACGGAAACGAGATCGCAAGATATGACGTTACTACTTCCGAGTCTTATATAAATATAAACGATAGCTTTATTGAGGCGTGGGATCTGGCAACAGCGATAAAGGAAAAGTATGAAGTCAGCTTAGACAAAAGCATAAATGACGGTGGCAAATTCGATAAGCCACTCCTTTATTTTATGGTTATAGTTAAGAAGAACCCGATAGAAAAGAAGAAGATTCATATCAAAATAGGCATTAGTGATACACCATTGTCTAACAAGAAATATGAAGCAGTAGATTACTGGTCTTATGATTATCGAAAGAACAAGTTACATCTTATCTGGTCTGTTCCGCATAAGACAGCGATGAAGCTCTACCTGAAAGATCCCGAAAGATATGATAAAGATTTGGTTAGATGGACAAGAGAATTTATAGCACAAGAAGGCTTAGATCTTAAGGCTTTAGAAAGAAAGAAGATAAAGATCTTATAAGCATCCACTTTTTTTAATCTTAATTAAAATTTTTATTTCTATATATTAATTAATTTAATACTATCAAAGAAAACATACGTTTGTTGGCGTTAAGACAATAGGGCGATTTATCGTACCTTTAGGCGTAACGGGAGTAGTTATCCCAAAAGGAGAATTTAATGACCGAAGAAGAAAATAAAGACGTTCTAACTCAGGAAACCGTCGTACCTGATGATACTTCAAAGGTAAGTGATGATGGAGAGAATCCTTCCGAAACTCAACCTGAAGCTAGTGCCGAGGAGAAGAAATCCTCCAAAGATTATAACTGGCGAAGAATGGAAGAGAAGCAGAAAAAATCTGATGAAAGGAATGAGATTCTTGAACGTCAAGTCGAAGAACTTTTAAGAAAAGATCAGGAAAGAAATGCCCCTCCTCCTATAGAGGAAGATGAGTTAGACGATTTAGCACCAGATGACATTTTGACTGTTGAACAATCAGACAGACGAAATGAAAAAGCCATCAAAAGGCTAATGAAGGAAGCTCAACTAAAACAAGATAAGGCGTCATTACCTGAGAAAGCTCGAAAGAAGTTTGACGATTTTGACAGCATCATGACTAAGGATAACGTTAAAAAATTAGAGCAACTAGAACCCGGCTTGGCTGAAGCATGTTCTAAAGCAACTAATCCTTGGGAAGCGACATATAAGCTGTTAAAGAAGTTTGTTCTACCGCCTGAAGAACGAGAAAGTTCACAGTCTGAGAAGAGGTTAGATGAGAATCTATCCAAACCCGGCTCGATAAATTCAGTTGGTAAGACAAAGCCACTCTCTAACGCTAATATGTACTCAGAAGCGACTAAGGATAGACTTTATAAAGACATGATGGATGCAGCAAGACAGGTTTAACTTTAAAGGTTAAATTATGACTGTAATTACACAGACAGATATGCCTCTTGGAGTACAACAAAATCTTTTAGGTAAGGTTTTAAGTACACCTGAAGCACGAAGAATATATAGAATGGGTGCTACAACCTATCCTGTTCCACAACATACTGGCGATATACTTAGAAAAAAAAGATATCGTAGAATTGAAACAGTTCCAGTTCCTGTTGATCCAGCAATGAACAACCCCCCAGCACAGCTTTTAGAAAGAGACTTCTTAGATGTTAAGATTCATTTCTTTGCTACTTATATGGTAATAACTGAACAAGTAGTAATGGTCGATCAAGACAAAGTCTTAAACAGAGGAGCGAAAAAATTGGAAGTCTGCCTAGCGGAGACTGAAGATCAATTAATTCGTGATATGCTCGAGAGTACAGCCTCAGTTCAAAATTGTACTGGTGGAACTAACGGGGATAATCCTACTGAGCCAACCTATGCCGATGTTGAAAATATCAATGAAATTCTTCAAGGCAATGATGGCGAATACATGGAAAAATTCATGGAAGGCGAGAATAAGTTTGGAACAGGTCCATTACGAGATGCTTATCTATGTCTTTCTCACACTGATATGACTAGACAATGGGGTAATGTTACAGGGTTCATTCACAAGGCACAATATCCAAATCCAAACGGAACAGTAAACTTAGCAGAGATAGGCTCTACTGGGAATCTTAGAGTTTTCACAACTTCAAGAGGATCAATAACAGCCAACGCTTCTGCCTTAGGAGCTGATGTCTTCAACAATATTGTAACAGCACAGGAAGGTTATAGCTGTACTGAACTAGAGGGTGGAAAAGTCCATTTGACTTACCAAGCTCCGGGACAGGGCGATGACGTGTGTCATTTACGAAGCAAGATGGGATTTAGATTTACCTTTGGTACATCTATAGACCAAGATTTATGGGTACAAAACTTAAGAGCTACATTAGCATAGGGGGATAAAATGGGCGTACAATCTTTAATAGCTCAAGGTACTTTTACCTCTGCAGGTGTTGCTAGAGTAGTAGAACTACCGAAAGAGCCAGACTATTTCGTTGTAACAAACAGATCAACTTGGGGATCTAATCCTAATTTAGTTGTTAAATCTTTTTGGTATAATGGATTTGGTGCAGGACAAGCTTCTAATGTTCACGAGAGTGGAGCAGGGGCTTTAACAGCGACAACAACAGCTACAGGTGGAGCCGGATTTACTTTTGTAGATCTTTCAGCTCAAAGCCCAAGTGCTTTAGTTGCAACAGGAACTGCGATAACAGCAGCTTCTCCAGCCGTCGTATCAGATGCAGGGAATCCTGCAGTTGGTGATGTTGTTCGTGTGTATAACACAACTGGAATGCTTCAAATAGCAGGGCTAGACTTCACTGTGACAGCGATCACAGCTGGTGTTAGTTATACTCTTGGTTATTTAGATGCTTCTGGTTTTGCCGCTGCAGGAACAAACGCTGATTATAGAATTATACCACAGCGATACTATTCTCCAACAAGACGATGGATTACAGGTGTAACAGCAGCAGCAGCAGCAGTTATAACAGTTTCTGTAGCTCATAACTATCTTGTCGGCGATAAGATCAGGGTTAATCTTCCAGCAGCGTTTGGAATGACTCAGATGAATAACCAACTAGCTACAATCACAGCGGTTACAGCAAGCACAATAACAACAGATATAAACTCTGCTGCATTCACTGCTTTTGCTTACCCGACATCTGCGGTTGCTGCGGTTGGAGTTACTTATCCAAGCATTACTCCAGTAGGAGAAGTAGCGACTAAATTAACCTCCCCAATAGATAACGGTGCATATTATGCAATGGGATTAGGAACGGCTGTTGTCGGTGCTAATACTGATGTTATAGATTGGATGGCTTTTAGTAGAGACTAGATCGTTAAAAATTAAGGGGGGGTAAATCCTCCCTTTTATTAAGAGGGAACTTATGAGCATAAAAACATTTAACTTTGTTAGAAAAAAAGCATTAACAGAAGCACAGAAGAAAGAAGCCAAGAAAACGATAGCTGCACAAAGAGAGAAAGACAATGAAATGGTAACAGGCATCTTTAAGAATAGGACAGGCGAAGGAAAGATCTCTTTCTCTTATGGCAAATATAAAGAAGATGGAACTTCGATTTATGAATTTGAAGAAGGGGTAACATACACAATCCCTAGGATGGTTGCTAATCACTTAAACCAAGGAACTTCCGTAGCTAAAAGAGAATATGGGATAAATCCTGATGGCACACAATCTCTACAAACTATTATAAGAAAAAGAGAGAAGAGATACGAATTTATATCTACTGACTTTTCTTAGAGGCTAAATAATGGCATTAAATGATTTTGATTATATAAAAAGGAAGGTGCGAAAGATTACTGGTAGACCTAGCACGAACCAGTTAAGCGATCTGGCTTTAATAGATTATATTAACGCCTTTTTAGTTTACGATCTTCCGTTACATACTAGGTTTTTTTATAACAGGAAAAAATATTCGTTCCAGCTTACTCCGAAAGAGTCTGTTTATTCTATAGACTCAATAAAAAATGAGTACACGAATTTTGAGCCTCCAGTTTATATAGATGGCTTTGAGGTAGCGTATTATCAAGATGAACAAGCTTTTTATAGATCATTTCCTAGGCTAAAATATTCTACTACTCTAGCAACAGGAACGGCGGCGATAGGAGCAGGGCCATATAGTGGCACATTAAATTATACTCCTATAGAGCCTTTGTCTCTGGTTATCAGCACTGTTGATACTGCCGGCAATTCTCTATTAGCTATAGATGATGGAAGCGGAGGTTTTGTTGATGAGGATAATGTTGCTATAGCTGGAGCTACTGTAGATTACGAAACAGGAGCAATAGCAGGAATAACTTTTACTGCCATTGTGAATGTAGGCGAGACTATATTCATGGCTTCAAATAGATATGTCACCGGAAAACCTTATGCCATGCTTTACAGCAACAATGAGTTTCGATTCTATCCCCATCCAGACAGAGCATATACAGTTGAGATGATAGCATATCCTAATCCATCTGCATCCGTTTCAGGTGGAGGGGCTTCTTTCCCCGAACTTAAGCAATGGGCAGATGTTATCACTATGGGAACAGCCTTAAAAATATTCTCTGATAATTTAGATCTAGAGGCTTATAGCAAGGTTAATGTCCTGTTTAACGAAGCTGTTACTTTAGCAAAGAGAAGAACACTAAAACAATTATCAACTCAAAGAATATCGACTATATATTCCACTAATGGAAGTAGCCGGGGTTTCTTTGGCTTTCCGAATGGAGGTTAGTTTTGACGTATAACGATGCGATCCCACAGGGACCAGATTATCTTTCGGATAGTCAACCAGAAATACTAGAGAATTTCTCTCAGTTAAATGCAGTTTTTAACGAAAACCACGTTAAATTTAATGATGTAACAGTTTCAGATAGAGGAAAGCACACTAATGTTCATCTGATAGAGCAAGCCGATTCTCCCGGTACTGCCGCAAATGAAATGGCTCTATACACAAAAGAGACTGACGGAGTATCAGAGTTATTCTTACAAAGAGAAGGCTTGGCAGCAGCAGGCGATGATATCCAAATGTCTGTAGGCACGCCTCTAGTCGGAGGAAATGGCTATACTTTTCTTCCCGGAGGAATAATCTTTCAATGGTGTTCGGGTCTAGCCGCTCCCGGAGCAGGTGGAGTTATCCCTTATACAATGCCTTTTCCCAATAATGTATTCGGAGTCACATTGGGTGGAAGATCATCAGGACCTCAAGATTTTGTAATGCTTGTTCCTAACCTAGTTAACGTAACGGTTATTTGTGAAGGTGGCTCTCAGCTTTGTTATCTTTTTGCTATAGGTAATTAAATGAGCCAACCTATCTCAGTAGTTCCTATAAAGACGGGTCTAGAGAAGGATAAAGAGCCGTTTATATTAGAGAACGATGCTTTTCCTGTTCTAGATGATGCCTATTTATACCAAGGTAAGATAGTAAAGAAACAAGGAAACCAACACTTAGGCAGACTTGTTCAGGTCGATACTGATTTAGCCTTAGGTGATACTGGTGCTTCTCCCTTTACAGCGAATATCATAACAACATTACCAGCGGCAGCGTTAGGGATTTCCCCCGGTTCAGCTACTATAGATATCGCAGCTCCAGTAGGGCCATTAGCATATACTGATGATGGAGAAGGAGTTTTAACAGCTCCCGGTCCATACGTTGGAACGATAGATTATGTCACAGGGGCCATATCAATAAATCACCCAGCAGCAGCAGCTTCAGCGGTTACTATCACCTTTGAATATTATACTGGCAGACCTGTTATGGGGCTTTCCGTTAAAGAGAAAACAACAACTAATATAGAAGACCTCGTAGCTTTCGATACTGTAAAAGCGAACATCTGGCATAAGGGGACTAACAAGTTTGAAGATATCTCGGTTGATACTGCAGGGGCAGTAGTCCAATGGACAGGAAGTGATAGCCAATTCTTCTGGGTTAATAATTATTATCTCGATACATCTGGGAACAAGCTCCTTTGGGCAACAAACAATAAGCAATATTCTGTTTCAGGTGGTGGCTTAGATCAAGATGGAATCTCAATATACAATGGGACTGGGTGGGAAGTACAAACCCCTCAATTAGATGCTGGAGGAACTAGGTTTTTAAATGGTTGTAGGTTACTTGTATCTTATAAAAATAGAATGTTAGCTCTAAATACCTTAGAATCATCTGCTGTTTCTGGGGTGGTAGCGACAAGACATAGCAACAGAAGCCGATGGTCACAGAATGGTGTCCCATATACTGATACAATCGGAGGATTCCAAGCAGACAGTTGGTACGATGTCCAAGTAGGCAAGGGCGGATATATAGATGCTCCAACCTCGGAAGCTATAATGTCTTGTGGCTTCTATAAAGATGTTCTTATAGTTTTTTTTGAGAGATCAACTTGGAAGCTAACATACACAGGTGAAGCGGCTCTTCCTTTCATCTGGAATAGGACAAACACAAATGATGGTTGTGAATCAACTAACTCTATAATTAATTTCGATAAGGGAATAATGGCTGTTGGAGATAAAGCTATCATTGCTTCTGATTCTTATAATGTTGAAAGAATAGATGATAAAATCCCTCTTGAAGTATTTAAGTTTCACAATCAAAATGATGGACCAGCTAGAGTCTATGGGATCAGAGATTTCTTCTTTAGATTCGCTTACTGGACTTTCCCCAACTTAACTGGTGCTGGGACATACCCTAACAGGATTCTTGTTTTCAATTATGATGATGGGTCTTACTCTATTTTCAATGATTCATATACTTGTTTTGGTTACTATCAAGCTTCTGAGGATTTAACGTGGGAAAAAGCTACCTTCAGTTGGGAGTCATCAAGTCGAAGGTGGAATTCTAGTGCTTTTCAATCTGATTATCCAGCGATAGTCGGAGGAAACCAAGTTGGTTTTGTTAATATTTTGAACACTACGACTACACAAGATATATCTTTATATGTAACGAATATAACACAGGCTGAAGAATGTATTGTGACAGCTCCTGTGAATAATCTTGTAGAAGGACAATATGTTTACTTTTCATCAGTCCAAGGAATGACAGAGATCAATGGGATAACTGGAAAGATAGTAGCAGTACCGGGAGCTACGACCTTAACCGTAGATATCGACACCTCAGGGTTTTCTGCCTATACAGCCTCAGGGTTTTTAAGCGTTAAAAGCAATATAGAGATAATCACTAAGAGGTATAACCCATATTTCGCAGGTGGAAGCAACACCAGATTAAAATACCTAGATGTTTTTGTTAATAAAACAGACTCTGGAGAATTTACAATGGAGCTTTACATAGACAGCTCTAGAACAGCTCCGATAGATACAGTAATAGTTTCTACAGCTCAAGACTATGGACCAGACATTCCAATGGAAAAGATGTGGCAAAGAGTCTATTTAAGTGGAGACGGACAGTTTGTTCAGTTCAAGATCACTATGAGCGAGGCCCAGATGAAAGATGTTAGCAACCAACAGGCAGAGATAGTTATCAATGCTCTTAACATCTGGTTATCACAATCAGGCAGCCTCATGAGTTACACATAATGACATCTTCACCTGAAAATAGCATAGGATTTTATCTAGAAGAGAACTTCACATATACCAAGGATAAAGAGACTCTTCCTAACCAAATGAATGATATCTATCAAAAGATAGCCAGAGCTTCTAACGCTAAGGAAATCGGAAGATATGAAGAGATAGAGACATTAACTGGGCAAAGATTCCCCGGAGACACACCACAGACGAAGAAGAGCGTCTATCGGAAGATCTTTTCTTTTGGGGCTATTGCTAGTGGGGCTACCTTGAATATAGCTCATGGGCTAACAGGTGTTACTTCATATACTAGGGTCTTTGGAACGATCACCGATGGGACTAATCACTATCCGCTACCGAGGGTTTCTGCCACGCTTATAACAGATCAAGTCTCTTTAGATATAATAGGGGCGAACATAAGAATTATTAATGGGGCTACAGCGGTTGCTGTTACCTCTGGCTATGTTATTTTAGAGTTTACGAAGCAATAATGGTATTGCTAAAAATTTAAATAAAAGATTTACTATAGTAAGCAAGAGAGGAGAAGAAATATGAGCAAATTTATGGATTCATTATTTGGAACAGCAGGAAGTATAGAAGCTCTTCCTACAATGAGTGGGCAACAAGGTGATCTATTTAGTCAAATGCTTTCTATGATGCAAGGTCAAATGGGGCAAATGGGAACTAATCTTTCTGATATGCTTTCAGGGAACGCAGAGGCTTTTGAAAAACCAGCTATGAGACAATTTGACGAACAAATAGTGCCGGGAATCGCAGAACGATTTAGTGGAATGGGTTCTGGTTCGCAAGACTCCTCAGCCTTTGGGCAACAACTTGGAGGGGCAGGAGCTGGTCTCGCAGAGAATCTAGCCATGCAACGTGAAGGAATTAAGCAGCAAGGCATGAGTCAATTGATGCAAATGTTAGGAATGGGAGTTCAAACACCGACACACGAATATATGCAAATCCCGGGGCAAGAAGGTGCTCTTAGCCATATATCTAAAGGGATAGGGTCTGGTATCGGTCAAATGGGTGGAATGGCTGGTTCTGCTTGGCTAATGAAACTACTAGGGTTCGGGGGTTAAAATGGCTTTACGTTTACCTGCTAGTATTAAACTTCCTAAAACTAGCCTTTTAGAATCTCTTGGAAAGGGTCTAGGCTCAGGCTTTGAAAAAGGCGTGTCAACTGGCTTAACAAATGTCTTGAGTGATTATAAGGCTAATCAAAAGCTTAAAGCGGCAAGTCTTGTTAAGAGCAATGAGGCTCAGCAGAAAGCTGTAAGTGGCTTTGGCAAATCCTTACAAGATTCATTCAAAATATACAGCTTAGATCCCGATGACTTCACACCTGAACAGAAAGCTGAGATGATCCAAGAGGGACAAGCTAGGATTCAATCTGGTGAAGACCCTACAGCTGTATTAAACGACACAATATATCAAAGTAATGAATCATTAAAACAATTTAGAGAGAAGCAAGAGGGCGATAAAGACACAGCCAATTTTGTCTTAGGCGAAGAGAACGTCAAGAAACTAGACCAGCAACAACAACCTCAAGAAGCTTCTTTATTCAGTCGTATCTTTGGCAAAGGACAACAAGAGCCTTTACCAAGAGAACAAAACCAGATGCCTAAAACTCCGGGTTCTTTGCTTCCGATACAAGCCGACAAACAGAAACTAGCAAAAGAATTTCAAGAAGGAACTAGAGAATCTGCTATTGGAAGTGTCTTAGGACAGCAATTAACCGATGACGAAATGAAAGAAATGGGTGGTAAAAACTGGAGACAATTGATCTCTAGAAAGTCTGGTTCATTTGTTGGCGATGCTCCTTTAATAGCTGTTGGATCTTATCTAGGCTTACAAACTGGAAATCCTTTGATGGTATATCAAGGGGCTATGATGTTGCCTTCTTTAGTCAAGTCTACAGCTGACGAAGTATGGAAGAACGTTAGAGACGAAGACAAGTTTACACTAGAAAAAGGTGGGGCTTCAGCGGCTAAAGTTGCTAAAGATGTCGCTAAATCCTCTATCAACGCTACTCTATTAAGCAAAATCCCCGGTCTAGAGAAGACACTTAAACAAGTTCCAGCCTTAAAGAACATATTAGAAAATAATGTAGCTAAAACTTTATTGGGCAAAAGCTCAGAAGTAGGGATTCTAGGAACAGTAAATCCTTTATTAGAAGGACGGATGCCTACAAAAGAAGACTATGTAGATGCCTTAGCTACAGTTGCCTCTATATCACTTATTGGCTTACCCGGAAAGCTAGGAGCTAAAATACAACAAGATGCTCTTAGATCTGGTTTTAGTGCTAAAGAGTTTGCTCAAAAAGTAAAAG